TAGAGTGCTTAGGTAATGCGTTCTGGTCTAGCATGATAACTGTGCCTAACTCATCTACCAGGATGTCTGCAATCTGGTTGTTTACCAGATTGTATCCTATCTGGTATGGCTTCATTTTATCAACCATTGAAGCACTCTTGGTATTACGGTCTGAGAATACAGCTCCTTCTACAGGAAGCTTGCAACCGTATATGCTGAAGTCTCCCTTAAACTGGAAGCGTACAGGTTTTACATTTAAGTATAGTGGTTGAAATCCATTAGCATCTACGTTACCATAGAAACTTGGACGGTTAGGTCCAATCTTGATTCCACCCCATACCTCGTTGATCCATATCCAATCCACGTGCTCGCCATAGATTAATGTCTCACGACACTTCTTCTTCATAACGGAGTTGTCATACAATGGCTTTTCTGTTACCTTGTAGTTCTCATCTACAATCATGTCGACAATGATACCATCGTCACCAATCTTACTTAGGTGACCCACCATGCGCTGGCTTTTCCAGTATGATGTAGTCACACGAAGCAGGTTCATATTAGATAAGTCACTAAGGTCTTCAGATTCGTTTAAGATTCTGAACAGGACATCATCTCCTGTGCTGATAAATGTATCGCGTGCAGTCATGAACTGGCGCATACCCAAAGAAGGACCTTGTGTGTTCCACTCATAAGAGCGAGTAGGGTCATAGAAACTTCCGTCGTTCTGCACGCCTGGTAACATGTACCCAGCAGCTTTAGTAGGATAGATTGCTTCAAGAGCTTCCAGTTGTTCACCGCTCATCATCCAACCGTACTTGTCCACGATATCTGAAAGAGTCATCAGGTCAAGGCGTCCCACCCAGTTGGACTGAGAAATGTAACGCGCCTCAGGACTTTTGTGATAGAATGTCAATACAGGGTTCCACACTTCAATGTCAAAGTCATCCTCGTTCATTTTGAAGTGCCAGAACTCGCGGTCGGTCACCAGCATGTCGCGGAATGCCATAGTCTCCAGCTCCTGCATGTAGAATCTCTCTACATCCACGTTGTGCTGGTGGGTTGCCCACTCCTCTACCATACTGCGGTAGTCTTTCTTAAAGAACTCCTCAATTTCAGGAAGGGTCTTCAGGTTCTCAGGGCTCATCATTTGCTGAGCTTTCTGTGCCTGCTCCTCGTTTTCCATATCCAGTCCCATTTGTTCAATGGTCTGTTGCATCTGGCGTTCTGCATCGGCCAACAATGTCTGCTCAATCATGAGGCGCTTTGCCTCCATGAGTTCATTGAATGAAGTATCGTCTACTGCACGGTAAGTGATGCGGTCGTTGCGCTTGGCAAACTCCCCTACCATCACGTTGATGACGTTGGGAATGATGGGAAAAAACTTCAGCTCAAATGCAGAAGCATCTTCTTTGGTAAGCACATCGATCAAATCTGCTACCTCATTGTCTTCCTCTACCACATAGTCTGTCTTGTCAATGATACCGTTAGCCAGTTTGTAGTTTTTCAACAAACGGCGCGCATTACGGCGGATCTGCTTAAGCCCCTGCATTTCCAACCAGTCCATGTTCCACGCTCCCCAAGCATCATCTTTTTCATCGCGCAACAAAAATTGCACGGGCTGTGTAATGGTACCCATGCGGTTGTATTCCGCTCTGGCGCCATTCTTTAATTGTAATGCGTTATAAATTTTAGGCATGGTGTTTTCAATAGGTCAGGTTAACGTAAATTCCTGAACGGATTTCTGGGTTTTTTACTAAGTGGAGAACCGCCACTGGTTTGACCCATATGGCGGAAGGGGCTCTTATATAATGTACTGAATTTGGAAGAGTTATCCAAATTGGTTTGTTCACGTTCCACGCGTTTACTGTAGCCCCTGTTGGACTCTTGCACCTTGGCAAAAGCAACCAGTGCACAGAACGTTACAAGTCTATCGACGTTGAGCCCTTTGCGATATGCCTGCATTTCTTTAAGCAGCATCGGATCAGGTATGCGCTCTACTCCGTGTATAGTTTTTTTGATCTCACCGTTCTCATCACTTTCATGATCAAGCTCCTCTTCCATGAACTGTACCGCATAGCTGAGCAGGTTGCCACGGAAGATGTTTCCTACGTTGCGCCATCCATACTCCTGGTATACGTTGGTGTTACTCATCAGCTCTTTAAGAAACAGAATCTGGATAAACAAACTGATGTTGTTTTCCACAATGGTCCATGCGTTGTACCACTCAATGATCAGCTCCAGGCGTTCATGGGTTTTATTCAGGTCGTCAAAACGACCGCACCATGACGCCACGATCCTGTCACGCTCAATATGCTGTTCAATGCTGCCGTCTTTTTTGTGACGGGTAATCTCCTGTGAGGTTTTGTATACGTATATCGAGCACAGGGATTCAGACGTAGTTGTCTTACCTTCTGCCACGGGGTCAATGCTTGCGTAGTACGTACCAAACTGCGGGTCTTTGACCGGGCGTTCGTATACGCATATCACCCCTTCCTTGTTCTGTGTTTTGGGTGTGATGGGAAACTCCATGATGGGAAGCTTGCGACTTTCCTTGGCCTGAATCTTACCATGCTCATCACGGTTAAGTTCTACGTATTCTGTAAAGTATGTTTTGTCTTCAATGCGTCTGAGCTGCTGGGTCACCAGGTGAAGCGGGAACACAGAGTCCTCGCGCGACGCAAATGCCTCTGATATGTACATGGGTTTCTGAGATACCCTCAGCTGGTACTCATCCGGGCGCAGTTGCTTTTTCCACAGCTCACGCTCTGCTAGGATCATTGCCATGGCTTCCTCTACCTTAGAGTTACCCCACTGGTCAATGCAGGGAATCATACTCCACTGTTCAGGAATAAACAAGCCGCACTCGCCAATCTGTCCGTTCTCATCCATCAGGTTAGTCTCAATGGCAAGCACGTCCTTGGAATCCGGGTTCATGATCAGCTCCTTCAACGGTTCACACTGCTCCAGATCACCCACAGATCCTGCTACCACAAACTGACCGGTGTATATCATACCGGATTTCATCGCAGGTAACAAGTACTCCAGCGTTTTACCCATGTGTGGGGCGATACCCGCCTCCTCATGGAAGAACAACGTACAGGGACCACCGACTCCGTTGGTAGGATCTTTTTCCAGTACCAGTCCAATCAGTACGGATTTCAAACCCACGTCACGCTTGCGACCACCCTGGTTGATCTCAATCTTCTGTTCCCAGTTAAGTACCTTGTCAGGATTACTGGGACGGTACCATGCAGTGTGGGTGTTTAAGAAGTTACGGTACTCCTCCAGGAAACGCCAGGTACCTTTCTCTGCGATGTAATCTTTTAGAGAACCCGCCATCTTGTTGATGGCACCCTCTTCAAACCAGTACAGGTTAATCATCTTGGCAGCATGGAAATAGGAGGACGCAATCTGACGTTTCTTTAAAATCGCTGCGTGTTTGTATTGCTGCTTGGCCAGCTCTTCATAAAGAGCCATGTGATACTGTGCATCACGCACGTCCGGGAAGGTAAACTTACTGACCTCTTTGTTGTAGATAGGTAAGAAGTTTAACCACATGTAGTAGTCACGGGTAAGGTACCAGGTGTGCTTGCCGTTTTTGAAAATGACACCGTTACGGCACTTCTCTTTCTCCGTGTCCCAGTACACCACAAAGTCTTTACTCTTGGGTGGTGCAGGGCAGTAGAACTTATCCTGGTTGAACTTGCGGGCCTGCTTGTTAAACAATAGGGAACACTCGTCAAAATGATACTCACCAGGCTTCTTGAAAATGGACCACAGAAATTCGCGGAACGTTTCACGTGTCACAAATTCCGTGTGGCCCCACTCTCCAGTGGCGTAATCATAGGTTGGGATCTTTATATACATCAGTTCTTCAGGTCGTCTACATGCAATCGCACGTGTAGCATGTCAGGGCACCATACCACATCTTCAATGCGGTAGCGTTGTGCGTTGATTTCTATGCTCTCTCCAATTCTTGGGACAAAACTGGACATATAGCGTTTTAGTGTACCGTCATTTTTGTGCAGTACAATGATCTTAATAGCCGTTGTCGTACTCATATGCATCAGGGGAATTATGGTGTGCTTTTAATTTTTGCAGCAAAGACGTAATGCATGACGCTTCAAACACCTTGTGTGTTGTAGCCATGCCGCTCCAGTATGGGTTACTGTCTTCCCTGTGATAAGCCTTCCATGTTTTGGTATAGCTGTTATAGTGGTACAACCAGTCGTACATCCACTCATCTTCTGATACGGTAGGCGTAACAGTTTCTTTAGTGTGGCGGGTGCGTAATTTGTACCCTTTAAACCATAACCAATCAGCAACGCGTTGGCAATATTGTTTGTGGTGCAGCCAAAGAGAAATCTCTACAAGGCACCAGGCCAGGGATTCAGTGATTCTTTTCATGTTGATAGGATTTTGTATGTAAGTAATACAAGCCAAAGAACAAACCCGACACGCAGTAAAACACGATGTCCGTAGTCCAGTAGGAACCTGTCCACTCCATCACCAGGGCGAAGAGTGCATCGAAACCAAAAGGGTTGAAGAACATAGCCAGCATCAGCAGGATGTTCCTGGTGGTTGTATGTCTGTATAGCTTCATCATCAGGGTCCATAGAATACGTATTCGTTCAACTTACATCTGGTCGTAGCCCAGTTGCTGGCCTCCGCGTACCATGCTTTTCTGCTCTTCCATCAAATCTTTGTATGCACCTTTAAAGCTCATGCGGATTGCTTCAAACTTTGCAGCTGCATTTACCAGGGAGTTTATGTTGCCATCACGCCCGTGTTCAATGGGCGTGGTTTCCATGTACTTTGCCAGACGGTCCAACATATGTTTCATACCAATGTATGCACGATAGGTTGGCGTCTCGTAAAGCTTCTTGCACATCTCCAGGGCATACAGGATCGGTTCATCTTCTGTAGAGAAATCAGGGTTGATCTGTGAGAGTATTAGTTCTTCTTTTTCATTCTCCGGTGTATCAAAGAATGGGTTCATGTCCGGGTTGGGACAGCTCATGTAGAACAGGTATAGGTACACTTTCATGTAACTGTCAGGATACTCATCCATAATATCCTTCAGGAACTTTAGCGCATAGCAGTGTTCTGATGGTATGATGGCGCCTTCGTTTATGTCAAATAGCTTTACCATTATTTCTTTTTCTTCTTCTGCAACATTGCAGCGTTATCCTTGTACCAGCTCATGATTGCCATGACCTCATCTTTAAGATAAGGCAAGTGATAGGGAATTACTTCTTTTACAATAGGTTCCCCGTTGCTGTCAAGCTTGCTGATAGGATATCCAAACTCATCTTTTTCATCTTCCTCCTCAAACACAATGTGATGAATTGTCAGTTTGCCAGGTTTTAAGTTTGGATTATGCTTTAAGATCATGAACATGTAGATGCTCAGCTGGAGGTTGTAATGATTTAGGTTGCAATCATCCAGGTGTGATACAGGAAAGTTCATCTTCTGTGAGATACCTTCCCAGTTCTTAAAAGATTCCTGCTTGATCTCCTTATTGGTTTTGTAGTCGGTGATATACACTGCACCATTAGCCACCTCCACCAGGTCTGATTGTCCACAGACACCTGCTGAGCGTAAGTATACCATGTGTTCAGGATAGATCCCTTCAATTAGTTTCTGCGAAGGGGCCACTTTTTTTCCGTGTTCATCAAACATGGGACGAATCACCGGCAGTTCCTGGTTGTGACGAGTCAGGGTTGTGCAGCCGGTGATATCATTCTCACGTTGGTCATGATACCAGTTACCCAGGTTACAGGCACGCTCAGATTCTTTCTTCCATGCAGCCTGTATCTGGTCTACTGTCATACCATACCATTTGCCCTTTTTGTTTGCGGCACTTTTTTTCGCTACCGTGTCGCTGTCAAAGGGTTGTTTCAAATGACCAATAAGTGTGGTCACGCTTGTCCAGACGGTTGTGTCGCTGGTGTCAATACTCTTGTACGAGTGGGTTGTGGGTTCAAATACCAGTGCCATCAGTCCTCCGCTTCTAATTGTTCTTTCAGTTTGTCTTCTTCTTCCGGTGTCATCACCGCCTCCCACTTACCCTTGTCACAGGCAGCTGACATTGCTCGTAGCTTTAGGGCCAGCGAGCAGCCACATGCACCGCAACAGGGTTGCGT